TTGTTCCTATATCAATTGTGGGAATTTTGATTTTTTTAATCTCTTCCTCTATGGGCGTATTAAATTTGTATCTGGTTTCAGTGTGTCCTTTACCTATATCTAAAACCCCTATATCTGGAAATAAATTAACTGCTAATACTATTATTACATCATTGTCTTTTAATTGGTAACCGAAGTCTATAAGTAAATCTAAATATTTATATTTTGTACTAAGTTTAATGGATTTTATTTTAATATCCAAATAACTACCACTATTAATATTAATTTTTAATACTACATTTCCATATAAACCAAATTTTATTCCACCAACATTAACTTTTCCCCATACAGTACCAGCAGCTTCGTCATTACCCATATCCAATACTGGGTTAAATGGGTTATTATGTTTTTTAAACCCACCATGTTTATTTTTCCAACCCAAATCATAATCTTTTAATTCGATACCCTCTATTGTATATGAAACATCAACATTTTTAATTATATCTGGCATTTTAGAGTTTGTGTCTATTTCTTTAATCTTGAATTTTTCTCCGTAAGGTAATTTTAATGTTACTGCATCATTTATTAATTTTAAGATAATTGATTTTGTACTTTTATTAGATAATAATTTACTTACATCCATAGAATTTGTCTCTACTTTACGTATGATATCTGAAACTGATTGTGCGTAATTTTCACCAAAATCAGATCCTTCTGTATTAAACCCTAAACCATTTAGTTCCTGTGATAGATCTTCTTTATTTTTAATGGTATTATTATCACCAAATAAATAAATCCCTAATACTTCTGCAGTTTTATTACCAAATCCAGGTTCACCAGTATCCATACCAGTTTTTTTCTCTAAAAACGATTGTATTTCATAATAATTTGGTCCAGGTAATTTTGTTTTTGACCCTTGTTCAACCAATAAGGTATCACCTTTCTTAAAAGTATAAAGTCTTTTGATTTTATGAATTTCCTCTGTTAGAGATATTTTCATAATTACTATTCGTTATCTTCATCGTTATCAGAATTAAAAGAATTTCTTATTTCTTTTTCATCGTAATTATCGACATCACTTTGGGTTAAAGTATATTCTTCTTCCCCTTCTGTTGCATCATAACCTTCTTTATCTGCCCAAAAATCAGTTAATTTAACACTGTATGGAAATGAATCCATCGATCTCATTTCTAATTTCTCAACTGGAGTAGGATTTCTTTTTTCGATTTCTTTTTCTAAATCGTCAATTTTTCCTATTACTTGATCCATACCACCGATTTGAGATTCTAAATCTGATAGTTTACCTAATAAATCGTCCATTTTGGTACTCATCCCCTCTACAGAAGATTTAGTTTCTTCAGCTTTATCTACAATATCAGTTACATCAACCTCAACGGTTTCTTCATCAGCGAATTCATCTGTAACCTCAGCACCCTCTCCTGCATCAGCAAATGGGTCAGTATCTCCTCCCGTATCAGCTGCGAATGGATCTTCAGTACCAGCATCACCTTCTGGTGTTGCCGTATCAGCTGCGAATGGATCTTCAGTACCAGCATCACCTTCTGGTGTTTCTCCACCAGCATCAGCTGCGAATGGATCTTCAGCAACATCCTCACCACCTTCAACCTCATCACCAACAGGGTCTTGTTCCGTTAAATACGTCTCACCACCTAATAATAAATCATCCAAATTTACATCTGCATTTCTATCATTAGTTTCTTCAGGAACATAAAAGGTATATTCTAATAATTGTAGGTGTCTTTTTAATTCTTCCGCTAATAATTTTTTCTTATCCATTTCTATTACATTAATAATTGTCTACCGTCATTGGTTTTGTAAACTTTATTTACTCTTTCAACAATTTCTTTTCCATCATTGATTAGACATTCTTCTCCTACACACTCTTTTTCTTCTGTTTCATTGACATCCAAAAAACTGTCTAGTTTTTTCTTAAGAACATCTTTTTCTTTTGTGTCGTCTATATTATCCATAATACTTCTTTAATTATAAATATAAAATTATTCAGAAAAATCACGTTTTATGTCCATTATTTTTAATTCCTTATGTTTAACAATAATTATTTTATTTTGATAGTTATCCCAATTAATTTTAAAATCTTTATAATTAATATTACCTGATTCATAATCACTAAGACTTTCAATTAATAAGTTTAGCGCGTTTATAGTATAAAAACACTCTCCTTTTTTATGTACGATTATTGTTGTTGGGAAAAATGAGTTAATATTAACCTTTTCTCCTTCTCTAACATAAATCCTATAAGTTAATATTTTTTTATTCTTTTCATCACAAATATACTGAAATATACTGTCTTCTCCTATACCAAACCTATTGAAAAGATATTTTTTAAAGCTATCGATTTTATCTAAATAAACAAAAGATGCTAGTGTTATACTCTTACCCGAATTCTCCATTTTTATAAATGTAAGGTATCAATTTGTTCTTATATTTTATTTTATATAACAAATCCTTACATTTATTAAATATCTCATCAGTTACCAAAACATTATTATTTAAATTTTTTATTCTGTTTAGTATTTTTTCTTTTTTTATGGAACTATATTCTATTATGTTTAAATCTATACCAAAAATAATGTTTTCACCATAGATATACACCATTTTTTTGTCACTAATATAAATAACTGGGTCACCCAGCGAAAGAATTTTTTTAATTATTTTTTTATTTATTTTACTTTTTCCATGTAAAATATCCAAATAAACATATGGAATATTATCCCCAAAAGTATTAAAACATACCTCTTTAAACTTCTCAAAGTCAACTTCGAAATCTACTTTTCTCTCCTTTTCATTAAATGTCCAATATAATTTTTGATTTATTTTTTTATGGAGTATAGAAATATTCTCACCAACAAACTCTTTTGCGTTATCCCAACCTATTATTAGTGTAGGTAAATCATTATCAATAGTGTCTAAATCACTACAAACATTAAAGTTTTCTTCTTGTATTTTTAAACTTGATACTATATTTCCAACATACATAATTACAAATATAATGAAAATATGATTATTAATCAATTATTATTTAAGAAAATCATCTTTTAAATTAAATGCTAATAAAACACTTTCAAATTTATTAAAGGATTTGGCGATTTTACTTTGTCCATCCACAATTTCTACTGTAGCAGTATAAACATTCGCACCACCCGTACCTTCTTCAACCAATTCAAAAGAGGTTTTTTCTGTGGTTATACCTTTTTTGTTTTTCCAAACTTTGACGGCAACATCAAAAGCACCTTTAGGTGTTGTTGCAATTTCAAACGGTTTTTTCCATTTTTCATTAAATAAATCAAAATATTCTTTTCTACCTTTTATCTGTAGGTATCCTCGACCCCTAAAGAAATATTCGTCTGACAAATATAAATTACCTTCACTTTCTATTTTATCTTGTGTTTTTGTACCATTTATGTAGAATACTTCATAATTTGAAGTAACAGTAGAGAACGTTGGGGTTAGTGCGGAGATACTATTACTATCAGCGCTCTTAAATTCTTCGTAAAATGGTGAACTTGATGGTGGTGGATTAACTCCATAATATTTAAACGTTCCTGAATATGTCGTAGAATCATCAAATACTTCCTGATCTTCAGGCTTTGATATTGTACTCCCTATATTAGTCATATTGTTGGATACATTTAAAATATTACCCATTATCATACAAACTTGTTTATTAGTTACTAACCCAGAATTTTTTAAACTATCTGCGAATCCAGATATAGTACTTTCTGGATCCCCCCCCAAATTTTCTATATTTACACCCATTTTTTTGAAATTTTTTACTCCTTCTTCGCCAGTAAATTTGTTAAAATCAAACGTATCGGTTGGGTTCAGAACCCCTATAACAAACTTATCTGTAACATCTGTATTTAAATTTTGATATTCAAATATTGGTATGTCTATTGCGGTGTCTAAATCTAGATTTAAATCAGTTGTGATTTCAGTGGGAGGAGGGGCAATGAATTTAGATTGTCGGACACCCTGAAAATTTGTAGTCATATGATTTGGGGTGATATTATGGTTTACACTGGTTATTAAATACGCACCCTTAAAAAAGGGTACATTTTGTAAATCAAAATACATTAGTGGTTGTATGTTCATACACCCTAAAGCGTCTACTTTACACGTATATGATCTAGTGTCAAATAACTTATATAAATCCGTACCCTGATAAGTTTTTTGAGTGCCACCTCTTTTATCTACTAAATCAGATAACGCCTTAAAATATTCCCCAGTTTCTTTATGTTCTTGTTGGTTTAAAGAAACATTTTTAAATATTGATTGATTTTCGGCACCGAATGCAACCCTAAACGCAACTTGAGAAAATTCACCTTCTTTTGCGAACCCCACTGGTAGGTTACCATTATCGTTTTCTATACTTGGGTTAGGAAATGAAAAGGAATCATTTTTAAAATAATAATTATTTCTTTCTTGTATATCTAATACTTTTGATGCGCCACCTATATAGATACAAGCGTAAATTGGTCCACTACTTTTATTATTTTCTATAGTGGTTATTGGTTGAAATATTTTAGCAACCTCTTTAGAATCTTTAAAATCTACGTAGGTTGGTAATATCTGAAATAAGAAATTACTATCTCTTAATAGTTTAGACATAAAGAAATACATACTAGTTTTAAAATTATTACTTAGATTTAAAAAACTATTTAAATTAAATACCGCTTTTTGACCAATATCCGCCCAACCCCTATCAATAAATTTAAAATAATCAATTAAATTTTTCTGAGAATCTGAAGAATTTCCACCACAAACGCTAAATGATTTTTCTGTATCTGATACCCATTTATCGTTAATGTTCTTAAAGTATTTATATATTGCTAATTTTATATCGTATACTCTTTTTTCTTCTGCTATTTTATCAGTTTCATTATCTGACTTATCATTTGTATTTTTTTCATTTACAGATGTAAATTTTTTACTAAATAAATTAACATACTCCCTAATATCGGCACTACTTACCCTCAAATTTTCTTCTAACTTATCTGTTGTATCAAATATTTTTGGTGCGAAAACAATCATATTAGTTGTTAGAGAAAATTGTTTCTTTAAATAGATTGAAGCTGATGTTATAAGGGGTTCTGCAACTTCATTTGGGTTTCTATAATCTATAACCTCATTTTCAAACTTATCATTAATGGTTTGTTTTTCTACCCACCTTTTAAATTTTTTAATAAATAGTTGTATTGTGTTATCAGGCAAATTTAATAATTCTGGCTCAATATCAATATCTTTACCTTTATCTTCAGTTGTGGCTAAATAACCTAATTTCGTAAAATATTGTGACTTTGAACTTTTAAAAACATTATATGAACAAGATGTATTTCCACTGAAATTAATATCCCATTTTATACCATCATTTTTATAATTCCATAAATAACCACCAATTAAATATATATAGTATTTTGGTAGGTTTATAATCCTAGCACCATTGTATTTACTATCAAAAACAACATCTAAAACCGCTTCTTTGAATTTTTTAAAAGGTAATGTAGATAATAATAATAATCCCCTTGCATAACTATTGGGTTGGTTTTTATATAAATCACTAAATACCATAAATTTTTCATAATTACAATCACCATATGAAGAAGGTATAACAAAATTAGTCCTGTTAATGTATTTACCTTTTTGATCTGAAGTATCACCTGAAATATCAATATCAGACAAATCCCCTACTGTATAGTTATTTAAATCTTCATTTGTTGACTTATATAAGTTAGTAGATACTGCGTTATCCCAAACATTATAACTTATTTTAGATGTTAAATTATAATTATTAGGGTCTATATTTTGTTTGATAAATTTAGGACCATTTTCAGTTTTATTAATTTTATTTACTGTTTCAGTACTTACAAGTTTACTATATGGTGGATAATCCCGTATTTCCTTCCATAATGATTCACCATTATTGGTTATGTTATCGTTATCAAATTCAATAAAATTAACACCACTATCTCTACCACCTATCTTTTCTAACCCTATTTTTACATTGGGACCATCATTTTTTATAATATAATTACTGATCCCAATTTTTTCTACATTTTCTTTAAAAAATTCTGTATTTTCTAAAATACTTATATCCTCTTTAAGTAAATCTAAAAGTTCTTTTAAAGTAGATCTACTTTTACTAGAATAAACACTTAAGTTGGTGTTTATTGCGTCCATTTCCACATAATTTTGAAATTTCGCACCAGTTGTTGTGTCAAATAATGAATAATTTTTTAAAATTGCTGACCTTAAAAAAATCCTATTAGCTAAGATATTTTTCATTTCTTCATAAGTTTCAGCACCATATGAATTAAGTGACCTAAATGGATTTTCACTATAGTCTATTGGGTTTATGGGAAACCAGTTATTTGTATCTTGACCATCTGACGTGGCGCTTGCCCTTGTCACTTGTTTTAGAACTTTTTCTCTAGCAACTAACGCATTAAAAATAGAATCTATATATTTTTTCTCTGGAAAATAACTATCAACAGGTTGGTTTACTATTTGACCTAAATATATTTCTTCATCAGGATTATTTTCATTAGTTCTATAAACTGAGGGCCAAGCGATACTAGTAGTAATACTATCTGGTATATCAGTAACATATCTATTTAAAATATTTTTTCTTTTTTTAAATTTAATTGCCGAAGCCTTTTTAGTTATTTCATAAATGGTTGCAGTTAAAGCTTGTGTATTATTAGATAATATTCTAAAACAGTTTTGTATTGTTGGGTTAAATCCATATTTTGATTTAAAATTTTCTATTATTTTTTCATTTATTAATTTATTTACCTCTTCTCTTTTATTTTTTACATCCTTTTCAACAACTTTTATTAAATTTTCTAATGATTCCCTTTGTTCTCTAAAATCTACAATAAAACAATTAATATCATTACCAATATCGTTAGTTAAATTTTTTATTTGTTCATTGAAATATTTTAAATCAAAATTAATATTATTACTATTATTAGTATTATAATTATTCTGTAAACTTAAACTAATTTTATCAACATCAGGTGGTTTACCCATACTAACCATCACTTCTTTTAATTTTTTTGGTTCTATTGATTTTCCGTTTATATTTAATGTTTCAGGAGAAATATAAAATAAAAACGACATATCATCACTATCGATAAAAGAACTTGAAAATTTTGTAGTTGCCGCTTCATTACTATTTTCTATTTCTTGATCAACAACAAAAGAATTATATTGTCTTATTATATCTGTTAATGTATTAATATAAGATTTATATGCGTTTTCATTAATAGAATTAATTATTAAATAATCTCTTATCGATAAGTAATTATCATTTTTTATTAAAATTTCATCTTTGATTGAATTGGTTACTATTTGTTCTGTATTATTTTTCTTTTTTAGATAATCATTTTCTTTGATGTCATCATCGCTTATTGATTTTTCTATTGGTGACCCAATAAATGTTTTAATTTGTCTTAATAATTTTATTTGACCATTTAAATCCTTTAATTTATCTAATTCATCTGCATTATCAGATTTTATATCTTCAACGTCAATCTGTAACCTACTTATCGCCAAGAAAAAATCATCTATTTTTCTTATATCTTCTTTAATTGTAAATTCATTATCTTCGTCATCTTTATAAGTCCACCCCAATTTATTTAATTCTGTAAGACCCTCCTCAGTATTAACATTGGCAATTATATTACCAATATTCATATCGTTTAAAAATGCCTGTTGGAACCCTAAAAAATTTGCAGATATATCAAAATTACCAGTACTACCATCAAAATTAGATGTCCAGTTTACCATATGTAAACAATATTCAACAGTTTGACCGAAATATCCTTTTACTGAAAGTTTAAATACTGGGTATGGCATTTTAAAAAACAAACTATATGGGGATAACCTATCATTATCTTTAATAACATCAAATAACCCCGCACCCCTTACATCTGTAAATGTTATATCTACCACAGGAACTAAACTAGCGTTATATTTTATATCTATTGATTTTATACCAAATCCCTCTAACATTCCACCACTAGATGATGTACCCAAACCACCAATCCCTGTCCAATTTGTAGTTGCAAAAGATTCTTGTTTTTCTGGTTCTAATTTACCATCAGAGTTATATTTTATCTCTGTTGCAATAAAATTAACTTCATCTGCAACACCACTATTTATTATTGTTGAGTTTCCTTTAGAATCTTGTCCTGAAACAATTTGTCTACTTCTAGGGCTGGCGGTAAATTTAACATATATAAATAAATCTTCAGGTGGAATTTGTTCTAATCCTCCACCACCAGGTGGATTTGGGTCAACAACAAATAAATTACCTACTGATTTAACATTTTTTTCCATACATTATTAATTATTACCGTAAAGAGTTTTATATTTCTCAACCTCTCCTATATATTGTTGTAAACTATCCTTAAAGGGAAATGGTATTCTAATAATTTCATTATCTGGTATATTTTCCTCTACTCCACCATATCTTGGATTAGCCAATAATATTAACCAACCATGATAAGGATTTCCATAATAATTTTGACTTAATTTATCCAACCTTGTCCTTTGTGCAAAATAAACTACTGATTTATCAGAGTTTTTTGGTTCTATTTTTATAAAAGGTAATGGTTTATATTTACCATCCACTTTAAAATCTTGATATCTATCGAAATATTGTTTTGACATAATTTTTTATTTTATTATTTTAACCCATTTTCTGTATAAGTAAACTCTTTAGTTTTTTTACTTCCTGATTCATTATCTAGTAAATATGATATTACTTTAACTTTATTATTTTTCTCACTTAACTTTTTAATTTTTTTATCATTTTTTTCAATATCTTTATCATTTTTCTTTATAGTTTTTAAATCATCACTTATATTACTTGAAGTTCCTCCCGATATTTTACCTTCTAAAACTTGATTATTATTTTTATACTTTTCATTTAATTCTTTTAAATCTTTTAATTCGTTAGCATTTTTTTCAAATGATGTAAGATAGGTTTTTAAATTATATTCCTTACTGTCGGGTTCGGCTGGTTTTGTATCATTTATAATATCTTTAAAACCACTGTTATTTTGAATACTTATAATAACTTTTGTTTCACCAGTAGAAGTTATTACAATGTTATTTTCACCTTTAATTGCAATTGTTATATCACCATCTTTATTAACATCTGTACTTCCACCTGTATTTTTACCGTCCATACCTTGTTTTGTTATCCCTTCAGTTTTTAATGATTCCGTTAATTTATCTATACCATCTTCTCCTAAAAGGGCCTTTTTTAGTTCTCCTAATTTAACACCATCCACTATTTTACCTTTGGATAAATCTATTTTATCTGCTCTAGGATCATACATTTGTGTGTTGGCGTAATAATTAAATGAAACCGCGTTTTGTAATCTATTAATTGGACCAACTAAAGAATGCCCACCAATTAAATCCACACTTAATTGAACATTAGCTATCATGGGTTGTACCCCTATACCTTCTGGATTTAAATCCCATTTTATACCTGACTCATCATAAGTAATACTTAAACTATTAATCACTACTTTTGTATGGAAAAAGTCACCTATTCTTAATATACAAACAGGTGGTCTACCAAAAGATAGGTTTTGAGTTTGGACTTTATCTTGATTACTATTTATACTCGGACCTTGTCTCATACATTGATTTAAAAAGGTTAATCTAGTGTTTAATCCCTCTGGTGTTGTTGAATGATATCCTGGTTGAAAATATTGTATCTTTTGAGATATTGTAGAAAAGTAGTTTGGGTAATTGGCATCAATATAATCAAAATAATTACTTTCATCTATTATTAAATTATCCACTAATTGTGCAAATTCTGGGTAGTACGACAACCCATCTAATGATTGTTCTTTTGGTTCAGCCCCTGCGGTTGCATCGTTTTCTAAAATAATATCTACCCTTCTATCATTTTTGTTGTCACCAACTGACAACGTATTTCCTTTTCCTTGTATCTTTTTGACATATGAACTAGGTTTTATACCTGTTAAGGTATTTATAAATTTATTAAATGCGTCTTCTGCCCTTTCCTTTGATTGTTTTTTCTGTGCCCCTTTGGTGTCATCTGATTTTTCTTTTTCACTTAAAAATTTTGTACCTTCTCTTGGAAAATCTTCGTATTTTCCTGCGAATCCAGTGCTACTAATTTTTAATTTACCACCATCAGCAATAATTTCATTAGCAATTTTAGTAAGCTCTGAAAAATCTGGATTACCATCGGTGTCAGTAGTACTACCCTCTACATAAAAAACAGTTGTTGTTTTTTTAACTTTATATGTGTTACTTTTCTTTTGAAGTGCCACCTCTTTTATTTTATTGTTTATTGCATCCCTAGTAACTTGACTAATATCTCCATTTTTATCCAATAAATCTAAAAAGTCGTTAGGGGTTACGCAACCAGCGAAAAATCTTTCTATTGCATCATTTTGGTTCCCTCTATATCCATTGATTACTTTTGGGTGATCAACAATTATTTTAAATGATAGTTGACCACTTCTTTTAGCGTTATTATAAGTATATACTGGTTCACTTCTACCTATAAAATCTGTTGAAGTCCAATTAGATGAAGTGTTTTCATCAAAAGTTAAACCATAGGGTGGAAACCACATAATTCTACCTTTATTCCCACTTAATATGTCCCCAGGACCTATTTCACTTAATGGTAGATCTGGTAAATTATCCGCCCAAGCCAAATTTTCTATTGAAAGCATGTATTTTTTTAGTGTAGTCCTAGAATCTTCTTTTACAGGATGGTATTTTGGTATACCATTACCCATTAATACACTTAGGGTTGAATCTCCTTCTGTAACAGAAAACCCTGGTTGGTCAGGTGATGGAGAATAGAATAAACTAGTATTTCTTATAGCGTTTAAATAATTATACCTATCATTTACCGTCCAAACTCTACAATAGTTTCCATTGGATTCCGCATCAATTAATGCGTTTGGGCTTATTGCGTTACCCCTACTGATTAACCTATCTTCTTTTTTATCTTTAAAAAACTTTTTTGTTTGATTTATAAAGACTTCTGTTTCACTATTATTAACTAATTCTTGTGTTTTATATAGTAATGTCTTTTCGTTAAAATTACTTTCACCACCAGTCCTCCAAAAGAATTCTTCATTAACATCTGTTCTAGAAGAGTTACCACTTGTGTCTGTAACCCCATTAAAATCAGAACTATCAAATGTTTTTGGGGTCAAAGACCCCCTATTAGTATTTTTTTCTGTTCCAATATAATATTTAGGATTAGTACCTTCCTCAGACGTACCCTGTAACCTCCTGTCTTCGTAGAATGGTTTATATGTGTTTTGACCTAACAAATCGAATAAAAACGTCACCTGTGAAACACTAGTTCTTTCTAATAAAGTATTAACTCTACCTTCAGTACCAAGAGTTGGTTCAACTCCTTCCTCTTGATCACCAGATTGTCCAGGATTTTTATTATATTCATTCCATCCTACAGCACCATTTGGTAATGTATTAAAATATTGTTCTGAACCCCTTAATCTATTAACATAACTATTGACACCTCCATCATTACCTATTGGTGGTGTAATATTTCCAGTACTGGGTGTTTCAACATTAGCTTCTTCCTGAATTTGAGATATTTTATCAATTATTGTTTTTTCAAGTTCTTGACCTCCGACTAATCCCAAAGAACTTTCTTTTTGAAAATTTAATGATTTATATGTATCAATAACATTAAAAGGAAATCTAACACCCTTTTCATCTCCAGTATTCACAAGTCTAAATTGTTCAATATTATAAGATGTTGGATAAAATCCTCTATTTTTATCTCCAAAACCTTCTGGCGTTGGGTATCCTAAATTTGGTGGAATTGTTAACTCATATGTTCTATAATCATCATTTTGTGGAATAAATCTATTAAGATTAACGTTTTGAGTGGTTCTATAAAATGTTCCAAGTGGAAACATTCTTTTTTCTTCATCATAATGTATAGGTATATTCTCATCAGCGTTACCAAAAATAGGTACATTTATAACATTTCCAATATCTTGTAATTTAGATACAAGACCAGATTGAGTTAATGTTTCGTTGACAGGGGGTGGTAAATTTCTATCTAGCAATCTATTTCTAAATTCTTCAGTAGAAAGTGGTCCTATTTGATAAAATGATCCTTGATGGTTTAATATTCCTGCCATATATAATAATTTCTTATTATATAAATATTAGATAGTAAATTTTCAGGTAAATATAATTTTATTTATTATATTTGTTATAGAATTTTTTAATTCTTGTTTTTCTTTTTTTAAGTATTTAAGCTGGTCCTTGTAATAATAGGAATTTTTTATTTATTAGTCAATACTTTTAATGAATTTTTTTTATTATCGACTTTGTAAAGCGTTAACTCCTCCTTCTTGTGGTAGTTTATTTCCATCTGCAATCATATTATTACTACCAAACTTAACTAATTCTTTAGCTATTAAATCCCTATTTTCTTTAGTATTCATACCATCTGGTATATTACCACTAAAAACAACATTTAATGTTGCATTACCACCTAATTTCATTTCTGAAGATGTATTATTATTTACTGTTTGGGCACCACCTTTTGTAACTTTGTCTTTTTGAATAAAAAAAGTGATGTCATTTTCATCTGGTTGTACAATTGCGCTCATACTACCTTTTGGTTTCGAAAGTACACCACTAAAATTACTTGGACCCGCTATACCATCTTTAATTGGAAATGGTGTCCATCCATCCCAAAATTCTGTCCATTTATTAGTAATTGTATTAAAAAGATCTTCTATCATTTCCCCAGTACCTGTCATCAAAGTAGTGCCACCTTCTGATAACATTAATAAAGCGTCATTTAACACTTCACCAGCCTTTTCTCCAGCATCTTCGGGTTTTTCAAAAAATTCGCCGACTGGTCCTGGTAGAGCTTTTAATAAGTCCCCACTCTTCTTAATAAACTCTCCCATAATAACCCCCATAGTCTCTTGTGGTTTTAGTAACCCCTTTTCCATTGTTGTATAAAAATCCATTTGTTTATTAGCGTTAGCCTTCATTTCTTCATATATATTTTTAGTTATCTCTGAAGTGGTTAGTGTTGCTTTAGCTGTGGATTTAATAGGGTCTTCATCTGGTTGTGTTGTTAACATACCATCTTGAATAGCATTTTGTATTGCACCCGTATCTTCAATTGGTATGGACTTACCTTGAAAATCTACCTGCCATTTACCATCTTTAAATTTAGCCATAGATGCGATAGCAGATTGTTCATCTTCATCAAACATATTAGACCCATCAAACGCCTCTTTTATATCTTTAAGTTTTGACGTATGGAATGCCATATCAATAACATTATCTTTAGATAAACCAAGCTTATCTGCCATAAAAGTTAATTGTTGTCTAGCCTCAGCTGGTAAATCATATTCACCAGTTTTTTCGTTAAAGGTGACCATATTTTCGGTCATATCAGCCACTTTTTGAGCCAATTCTTCTGGTTTGTTACGAGCTAAATACATCACTTCAAATGGGTCTCCAAACGCTGCCGCAATATCACCACCCATAAGTTGTAATTCAGCCGCAGCTTCTATAGCAGCTTCAGGGTTATAGAATTTATCTGCCATACCCAACATATCACTGACATCCATTCTCATTTCAACCGCCAATTTAGCCATTTGTGTCATAGCTTTAGTTCCACCCTTAAAGGACATTCTTTGCATAGCTGCAAAGTTATTTTCCATCACATCCATTACTTTTTTAGCGTTCAATCCTAATTTTTGTGCATCTCCATAGACATTACTAAGATTATCATACATCCTCTCAACACTAACCCCCATTAAATCGAATCTTTCAGCTAATTTACCAACAGAGCTTTCTGTCATACCTATTCCAACAACCAGATCCACCATATTTTCTATCTCCTCTGGTGAAAATAATTTAATACGACCACTATCATCAGCAAATGCACTTACAATTTCTCTTAAGTCACTAGCCTCTAACCCCATTTTTGCAACATATGGCATTGCAGCTTTAAAATTATCCGCCATCATTTTAGATTGTTGGCTTCCCAACCCCATATCTCTTGATAGTAATTTAAATTCTTTTGCAATACCTTGACTATATTCCCACTGTTTTCTAGTGTTCATTAAATATGTTGCAGTATCTGCAACTATTTGTTTATGTATACCCGCAACATAAACTAAAACATTTTTAGTTTCTTCAGTTGACTTAAAGATTCTCCATTGTGCATCTGATTGACTCCCCTTTTCTCGAGAAATACCCTTTTCATATTTTAATAAATCCTTTTTTTGTTTTTCGAACGCATCTTCAATAGTTTTTCTAGCTTCTGCAATTTCACTTGCACTTGCTGTACCCGATTCTAATTTGTCTAATGCTTGATCTAAAGTCATACTATGATAATTTTATAATTCTAATATCCCCACGATCACGATTACCATTATATCTACCATTTTTATATGATAATTGTAAATAAACAGATTGACTTCTATCCTTTCTATAACCCTTTAAAAATATCAATAATGAAACATTTTTACGTAAACTATCATTTGTTACATTTAATATGTACCCCTCATTAGTTTTTTTAGTGGTTAATATATTAAATACATCTCTACCACTAAATACCTTTTCATATTCTTTAGAAGTATCTGCTTTTACAGATAATTTAAATTTATCCTCGAACTTTAAACTTATGGTATTATAAGATTCATCACGATCAGCAACCACTGCATTGTCATAGGATGACCTTTTAGATAATTTATCATCAATCCTAGCCTTAATTTCTTCAAATTCACTACTACTTTTATCTAACGAATATTTCTTTTTTGAATTGGAAAAAATGTTTGGATCTTCAATATAATCATCTATTCTTTCATCCGCATTTCTTACAGCTTTATTTATCGTATTTCTTAAATACTCTTCACCACCATTTCTTAATAAACTATTTACTATTTTAGGACCAAACAACTGAATACCCGTCTTTATTATACCAAATACCTCATTGATTTTAGTGGTGTCGTAAATTAAATCATCAATTTCGTTATTTAATGATTCAATAATTAAATTTTGTTTCTCTAAATTATTTAACATGATTAGTTTTATTAATAAATATATTAAAATAGTAAAAACCTAATCTTTTTGTGGATATAATTCGTTAAGAAATATTCTTCTAGTATATGTGGGCATTATCATAATATCACTATATGAAAAATTACCGTCTTTAGTTAAGTGAAAAATTTCCTTCATTAAGGAACTTAAATACTTAGAGTTCAGGCCAGAAAAAAGATTTGTTGAGTCTAAGAAAGGTGTTAACGGATTCCCCCCCTTGAATCCGCGCTTTTGTTTCAAAATCAATACCAGGTTCATTTTCCCTAATATATTTAGTTAAAGTTCTACTATCTAAAATAGACATAGTTTTAATGAAATTACTTATATAGATTTTATCTCTATTACCATCAAGTTCCATTATAAGCTTTTCTAATTTTAATGTTAAAGCAAATGATATATCAGTTTCAAAACGCTTTTTCATAAACTCATCCTTTTCATCTATATCTTTTTCATCTTTACCATTTAAGAACCTAAATTTTATTTTTTTCTTACTTTTTGGTAATTCAAAGTCAAACTCATTATTTTCATCAGGATTAATAGTTAATTTTTTTTGTTTGAGTTCACTTAGATTAATAGTTCCCTCAACAACATCCCCATTTTTATTTAAAACGCCCTGTTTAAATTCTTCACCAAAAGAAGTAGACCTTAGAAATAATAATAATGCCACTCTATCCCCATCCAATAGTTCTTCAACAGGAAATCCAAGATCTTTTACTTTTCTTTCCAATAAAACGTCTAAAACTCTTCCAGAATTCATTATATTAGGAGATACCAATACATTTTCATCCATAGCGGTTAAATATTCAACCTTTACACTACTTTTTTTATTGGGGTATAATAAACCTTGTGATGGTAATTCTAAAATATCATAAGGTACTTTGTATTCATCAGGTACAAAATTTGGGTCTAATGCATTTTCCATATTAAAACTTTTATTATAAATATAAGGTATTAGAAAATATAGTAAATATTATAAAAAATTATCGAACTACTTAGTCCCCTATACCTTGAACCACTTCTACAGCCGTATTATTATTATTGATAATATTATTTTTACTTTTTACGGATTGGTCCCTCACCTGTTTTAAAATTTCATTTAATTCCCCTTCCGATAAATTCTCTATCATCTTATCAATTTCTGCTTTATCTTCATCACTAAGTTTCGTTTTCTCTTTTATTTTACCCGAAATTTCTTCTCCCTTAAGTCCAATATCATTAAATGTTGATTTTGTCGAATCTATCGCCTGATTAGCATTAACAATCCATTCATCAGTGTATCTAATAGATTGTTCCTGAATACCCTCATCCACTAAATTCCCACCTGGTTCATATCTAGCACAACTTACACGCACTGGTTCCCCATCCTTACATATAAAATAGTCACAAAAATCATCAGGTAACCATTCTCTAACCACTTTACCACTATCATCTACAACAGGCTTATTAGTATCTAAACCTCTCTGATATTTAATAAAATCCTGGTATTCACCTTTCCCCATACCATTTATTTTCATACTGTCCAGAACATCAAATTCATCATCATTCCATAAATACCCATCTCCATTTTCATAAGCCATACTATTTTGTTCTATAGTACTAATATCCTTAGAATATTTTAACTCATAACACTCAGAAACTTTTGTAAACCCATCCAATCTCCATATTAAAACCTTTGGTTTATGTATATTAAATAATAAAGATTGAGCACCTGGTAGTTTTTGAATAATGTATTTTCCCAAATTGAATAACCCATAACCTAATTTCGTTTCCATAGCAACAACCGAACCCATAATAGTAGTTTTATAAAGTAAAGAAGCCTTATTCCATGGGGTTTTATATTTACTTGATTTAGTAATGACTTTATGTAGTGCTCTTCCTGGCCACAACCCAGCAATATCACTCATCGTTCTAATATTTAGGAATGGCATCAACCCATCTGGTGAAGTCATTCTAAATATACGATCAGAGTCTATACCATCAATGGCTTTCATTTTTCCCAAAATCCTACATATCTTATTTTTCGAAGTAAAAACATATTTTATACCAACTTTAGCTACTATAGTAGTGAATGCTTCCGCATATTTCTCCGACCACTCATTTGTTTCTTCCGCAATGTCTCTTATTATCTTTTTCCCTTTCTCTTTCGACTTAATAAGTGACATTTTTTCATCCGCAGCTAGTAAATCATCCAATTCTTTAGTGTCTACTCCACGAACAGACTTCATATCATCAACATGTTTTACCACATCATCAACTATATCAGTTCCATCATCAGCAGTTTTAAATAAAGCTATTTCATCAACATAATTGTCTTTTAAATCTTTAAACGCCTCTTCTACATTTGACCCTTCTTTCCATACCACATCACTAGATAACCTCTGGGAAATATTCTCTTGTAAATTATCTAAATTTTGTTTTGTAGATGATGATTTCCAAATATCATCCAAATGTTTATTTAAAGTTTTTTCTGCACCATCAAAAGTAATTCGAGTATTCAAATTTGCACCATTATTTTTAAGAGTGGATTTAAAAGATTTCCACCACCCATCTGATAACATAGTTTTAGATGGTAAAGCACCTGTTCCAGTAGATAATATATCATCTGTCATTTTTGTTATAGAAGAACCCCATCCCTTAGTAATAAATTCATCAAATGCTGGATCTTTTCTAACCGCTTTAACCAACCCATCGGCATTAGAAATTTCCGATGAGAAATTTTTCCATTTATTACCTTTTATTACATTTTGTGGTGTAGCATCATCAACCAAAGATAATAAAGCATCTACCCAAGCAAATCTACCACCAGGACCCGCTTCAGTTATTAAATTACCATATAATCTTTCTTCAGTGAATAAAGATTTAATTCTTTCTATTTCTTCGCTAATATTTTTCATTGTTTTTTATTGTTTTTTATTGTTTTTCATTGTTTTATCCATCTATCCCAATCCAATGTAGGTTTTTGGTATATTTTTTTACCATTCACCCATGAAGATGAACTATCTATTTTATATCTATCGACTTTTATCTCCATTTGTATTTCTCCACCATTACAAATAAACTCCCCCCTATATTCTACATATTTTACTTTTTCATCAATACCATAAGCTGCTTTTAGGTCTTTAGGATTCTCATAGTCCACCTTCCATCCAAACTCATTTTTATCGTTAACAAACATATATATTTGTTTCCGATTATCATTTGGGTGTCCACCGCGAACTATAATAGTACATTTACCACCATTATCAAATTCTTTATAATTTAAACCCTTATCATCAAGAATTTCTTTAACACAAACTAAATTAGTATCTGGATTAGTGCAATTTCCTGGTTTTACTACCTCATAATCCTTACTTCTCAGTAGTGTTATAGCTTCTGATTCACTATCACAAGTTTCAACAAGATTACCATATAACCTACTTTCATTAAATAATGACTTTATTCGTTCTATTTCCACACTAAATTCATTCATATATTATAAATATATTAAATTTCAATAAAATATATTATTATTCATAATTACCAATCTATCATCATATCAACTATACCATCGGATATTTCATCCATCTCTTGTACAGTTAGTTTTCCATCATCATCTTTAAGTTTATTAGAAATATATGCAAATATTTTTTCATATTCTTCTCCACCCATTAATTCTAAACAACTATTACCCTCAATAGTATCTAAATAGGTGATATTCTTTTTACAATAGGAATTAAATACTTTTTCTGTAGTTTCACAATTACCCTTTCTCCAAGTTTCAACATTTTTCTCTTTAACATACCCCCAAGAATCTTCAGAAGTTAAATCTGGATATATTTTATAATCATAATTTCCACCAGCTTTAACAGAAATCCCACCACTTGTTATTTCTTGATTTAATTTTTCATCAGTTATATCTTCAAAACCTTGAGTACAATTATCAGTAAAATTATCATATAATGGTAACGTATCTATACCTTCTCGTAATTCGTATTCTTTAAAATTTGATAGACTAGTGGCGAGCATTTCATCAACCTCTTTATGAGTATCAATATTAAGATCATCAATTAAATCACTAAGAAAATTATTTATTTGATCTTCACTTGCCCCTTTTTTTATTAATTCCTTCTTAAATTCTTTATAAGAATACATTTGCATTCCCCCATATAAAAGACCCATTATACCTCCCTCTACTTTTGTTGTTGGTGCAACATGTTTCCATAATTTATGGTACATATTTTCCCCAAACGTTCTTTTTAATGATTCCCTAACCGCTCTTCTTTCATTCATCCCTTGCCTCATCAACCAATCAACCTTTCTCATAAACTCATTATTTTTTTCAGCCCACTTCACCAATTCTTTCTGATTACCTTTTCCAACTTGTAATGTAATATCATCTAATAATTTTTTACCGCCCGAAGACATAGATTCTCTTTCTAATTGTAATATCTTGGCGATTTCTTTTTCACTCTTACCTCTAGTCTTACCCAAAACAGTAATTAATTCCTCAGCAGACTCTTTACTGGCTTTATATGTTACACTTAACGCTTTAGACAATAACGCACCACCTAATAAAAATCCAGCCCTCATAGATGCTTCACCATAATTCCCTTTTGCCAATGATATGCTGACGTTGCCAATTTCCAAAGCCGTTGCCGCTGCCCAAGTAACTGGAGTTGGAATTAAATATAATATAATAGATGCAGCATCTATCCAATCTTGAGTCTCCCAGCTATCAATCCATTGTCCAAAAGCATTCAAAGTATCCATAGGTCCCTTTACTTTTACACCATATTTCTTTCTAAGTTCTAACATCCTATGAGTTGCACCATGTGAAACACAATGAAAATTTGATCTATTAGTTTTAGGGTTTGTCATAGCATCTTTACACATAGACTTAATTTTATTAATGTCCTTAGTCCCATACACAAGATCAAACCAATTACCATAATTATGAACCCCAGTTTCTTTCTCAAATGAGGCGGCACTCCAATTTTGATTAGGTACATTACCACCATGATATACTTGACCCATTGGAAAATAACACATCCATGGTTGTTTTGCTGCACTTGGTAAAAATGTTCTTTTTTCATTATAACTCTTAAGTGTTCCATATGCATCCATACTTTCAATTAAAACCCTATCTCCACTTCCACTCGAATCATTTCCTAGTGTCCAAAAGTAAACCATTCTACAACTATCATAACCTCCCAGAAGAAGTGATTTATAGTTTTCAATTTCTCGTAAATATTTATAACCTATTTCATTTATCATGGCTGGTTGAATATCTTCGTAATTAGTGAAAAATAAATAATAGTCCATATTTTCTTTAGGTACAGTTGGCCAACCCCAAGCCTTTAAAGTTTTATTTCCTTCATTAAAACTCATCTCCTTCCACGCTCTTGTTTTTACCTTTTCTTCCCAATATTTTTTTTTATTCCTTTTTTTTTCATAAAAACTTCTTCTATACTTATCTAATTTCGTATATAATTTAGAATCATTAACCCCTTCATTGTCATCAATAAACCCTGTATAGTTAGGTTCAAACCCATCTGGTATTGGGGCACCTTCTTTTATATACCTATAATTATCATCACCACCAATTTCATATTCTTTTCTTATAATACCTTTTCTTCCACCTTTATTAGAGTGGGTTTTCCAACCAGTTTTTAACAAATCCGCACCAGAATTATCTGCATAAATCTGCCATTTACCATTTTCTCTATTTTTCACACTTTTTCTTACCCAATGTCTTTCACAATCGGCCCAAACCTTCCATTGATAATCATACCCATCTTTAAATGGGTTTTTTATTGTCCAATCAAAAGGTGCATCCCAACCATTCACCCACTTACCTTTTATATTACAATATCCCTTTTTAACCACAGGGTCATCTTGTTCACCCAAAAACAATCTATTATATTGAGACTCCGATATTACTATTCTTTGTGCCATTTATTTAATTAAGTCACTTTAATTTTTATTGTTTGTGGACCATCACCCCTTACATTTAATACCTCAATAGTAGGATTAGAAGAAATGCTAGCACTAAGATTATTATCCTTTATAATCTTTTTAATAGAATCGGTAATATCCTCTTTATACTCATCCCAAAACATTTTATTATTTTTATTAACCAAAGTATCCTTTGTTTTAATAATAAATTTATCTGTAGTATTCCCAACTTTATTTATTCTTCCCCATATTTTATTAGGGTCTTTTACTGAAGATATTTTTATTTCTTTTTTGTTTTCAGCTTTGGCCATCTTTTTAAGTTTTTTACTTTTGATATCAAATGGGTCAACTACATCTTCTTTATCCTTTTCTTTACCTAGAGCAACATCTTTAATAGAATAATTTAAATACCCCAACCTCTTTTCATCTGGTTGGTTTTTGTCGTACATAACTTTTAACATATTTAAAAACTCATCTCTATTCAAACCAGCAAAATTAGGTATTTTTAATGTCTGTTCAAAATTATCTACACAATTATTTAAAGTTTCTAATTCTTTAGATAAAAAATCATCAGTAAATATAGATTTGTTTGTTATTTTAGGTCTTTTCTTAGGTTGAAAATTTAAAATTTTATTGGAGGCTAACATTAATCTACCATTACAATATTTTAAGGCTTCTTTATCATCTTTTTTCTCAAATTTAGGATCATCTTCCATAATTAACCCCATAATAGACTTAATCCTTTTTATTTCTTCATTTAATGTTTCTCTTTCCATAATTATTTTTATTTAAATTCCACCGTAAATTTATTTTTATTATTAAATACGATTTTTGGAGTAATATTTTCTGGGTTATTATAAAATTTATTAACAGCGTTTTCTAATGCGTTTTTAGCTTTATCATGTAACACCCATTTTCCACCAACCTTACCCGTCATTTTAAATTTAGTTTTTAATTTAAAAGTATTATTACCTATAGATTTTATGTCACCTATTTTTTTAGTTCTAATGGCACCGTCATACATAACATCAACTACCTCACCCTCCATATTATCTTTTTCGGTTACACCTACTTTTGTTTCAGTATCCGTTGTAGTATCATCCGTTGTAGTATCTGACCCGCCTTCCTCTTCAGCCCCTTCTTTACCTCCCATTACATCTACTTGAGGTAGTTCTTGTACCTTATTTTTTGGGTTTGTTAAAAAAGTAACACCGTCTTCACCTTCTTTTTCTATCCAACCAAGATCTATTAAATAATTAAAATAATCATCATCATCAAACCCTTTAACTAAATTTACATCTATATTTTCCACATTTTTAGAAACTAAAGTTTTGTCTTTAATCCAATCATCAAATAAAATGTGTGAAGTATCTTCAGTAACTGCGAATATATTAGTTACAGAAAGATTAGAAAATAACTTAGAATATCCATCATAATCATAATAAAACTCAAAATCGTCTATAAATAGATCATCAACATTTTTTAAATTAGGTAAAAATTTACCTATATAAAAAGGGTCTGAATCAAATACTAATTGTTTAATAGCTGTAACATTAGGAAAATTTTCATTACAAAATTCAATAACACCATTATCCGATTTAAACATAGAAGGATACTCTAATTTTTTAATTTCTGTAATAGAACTTAATAATTCTTCAGGTATTTTCATTTTTGGTGTACCACATTTTTGTTCGAATTCACTATTAAACCCAAACAATTTGTAAATATCCAACACCCCATCAACCATAGACTCTTCTAATGTTTCTTTAGTAACTACCATACAACCATCATCACCCACAGGTGGACACCCCTCAGTAACCTTAGTTTCTTCCTCACTATTAACAAAATTATCACATTTCCCTTTAATTTCATTTAAAAGGGTTAATAATTCTTCTAAGTCATCTTTTACTCCAAACTTTTTGGCGTCAGCACCATCCTTTTCTTCATCTATCACTTCTATTCCCTCATCAATTTTTTTCCTATTTTCTGGATTACATATTACTTCTATCCCTTTTTTACAATCCATTCCTTCTATTTCTTTTTTACTTTCTTTAAGTACTAATAATAATTCTTGAATCTTTTTCTTTTTCTCTTTATTAAATGTAATCATTTCTCCAGTTTCCGCTATTGAGATTAATTTCTCTAAAATTTCTATTGCCCTATTTTGTTTTGGTTTAAACCATTCACACGTATCATCATTCACTACCTCTTGTTCCACCAAATTTCCATATAATCTTGATTCACCGAATAATGATTTCATTCGATTAATTTCTTCATTTAATGTGTTATATTTTCTTTTCATATAATATGGTTTTATACCTTTATATTATAAATATTGAATTATAATAAAAAAACCTTTTAAACATAAAAAATCCCCTTTATAAGTTTAATATATAAAGAGGATTTATAAATAATAAATTATTTAAATATCAGAATACGTTTATCGCTCTGTCAAATCTAAGTGTACATGTGATATCTGCCAAATCTGAAGAAGAATAATCTAATGATCCGAAATCAGCGTCATTTAACTGTGTTCCTTGTAACATCCATTTCTGAACAACAACACCAGTTGGGTCTAACATTTCCAACTCAACATCTTTTTTGTATCCAGCAGCGTAACCTTGTCTTCCTGTTACTGACTCTGAATGTAATCTAACCCATTCCATTAAAGCTTGTGTAGCTGAAGGACCAATTGGGTCTCTAAAAGTAACTGAGATAGTCTC